GTGCCTCGGTCTGGCGGTACCGCATGAGGTTCGCCTCGTCCGGCAGCGCCTCGAGGTCCATCACCGCGCGGTACTCGTTGGGCGTGATGATGCCCTGCGCCTCGGCCGCCCGCAGTTCCGTCGCCAAGGCGATCTGGTCGTCCTGCGTCGGGTCGTCGAAGCAGAACCACATCTCGCCGGGTTCGACGCCGTAGTGGGGGAGCAGCAGTTCGGTCAGTTCGCCCGCGAGCGTCGCCAGCCGCGGAGCGATCGTGTACCGCATGTACTGAGCGTTCGCCACCGTCGCCGACGCGAGGTTGGCCGAGTTGAGCCGGTAGATCGGCTCGGGGATGCCCGCCGCGTCGTAGATCCGCTTCTCGGTCGTGGTGATGCCCTCGACGTATTGCATCTCGTGAGGCTTGGTGCCGTACTGGATCAACTCCGTGTCACGCAGCAGCAGGATCGACCCCGCCTTGCCGACGCCGCGTGTGCTCTGGTTGAGGTGGGCGTTGATCTGCCGCATTTGGGCGTCCGTCGTGGTCGGGGCCGCCTTGAACACCATGCCCGGCATGCCGCCGTTGAGCCACCGCTGGGCCTCAGCCTGGAGGGCCGCGGCTTCCATGTCAGTCTCGGCCATGACGCTGAACAGCCAGGACATGCCGCCCGCGGGGTGCACTGGGCTGCCGTGCTGCCGCAGGTACACCACGTCCTCGGCCGCGATCCGCATGGGGTCCGACCGATTCCTGCCGTAGTAGTACCCGGCAATGAAGCCCGTGTCGGACAGCATCGGCCAGGCGAACTGGCTGGGCAGGATGTACGCCGACACCGGCACGCCGTTGACCTTCTCGCCCACGTAGAGGTACGCGCGTCCCGACACCTCCTTGAACCAGAACAGCATGTGCATCCACATGCTGCCGGTGTAGATCGGGTCCGGGTTCTGGAGCAGGTCGAGCACCGGGTGGTCTAGCACCTCCTCCACCTGGTCGCCGGCCCGGTTGGCGTACGTGGCCGCCTTGCCGATGAGCGACTTGACCCGACCGCGGTTGGTCGCGTGCTTGACGATCCGCTTGTCGGCCACCTTGCGGCCGGCCTTGGCGATGCCCGTGCCGGTCTTGCGGAACAGCCGCAGCGTCTGCCCGGCCAGCACCGTCGCGTTGATCGTCGCCGCCCGGTAGGCCGTGCCCGTGATGCCGCGCGTGACCAGTTCGTAGTCGCGGCCCGTGTTCTGGTTGTTGTACGAGGTCGACGACTCGCCCGGGATGAGCGATGCCGACACCCACGCGCCGGGAATCTCGCGCTGGTCGGGTTCAATCGCCTTCTTGGTGGTTCGCTTTGCCATGGTGTTCATGCCCAGCCGCGTGATTCGGTCGCCTCATCCAGTGTACCCGCGTCGGCGACACGCCCGACCCATGCGCCCATCGACGCCTTGGGCCCGTCGAAGTACATGCACGCGTATCGCAGCGCGTCGAGGCCGTCGTCGTTGGCCTTGATCGGCTCTTCCTTGGCCGCCTTGCCGTCCTGACCAGGCGGGTAGCAGTACGCGTCGAACTCGGCGAGTGTCGAGGTCGGCCGCTTGGCGTTGTACAGGTCCGCGTCCGTCTCGACCGTGCAGCCGTCGAGCAGGTACAGCCGTGGCCGGCCGTCGCCTTGCACCAAGAGCCGCCCGTGCACCGAGTCGCGGCCCGTCCGGTGGTCCTTGTTCGCCGCCACGGTCTGGATGCCAGCCGACGCGAGCGTGGCCCGGTCCTCGGCGTCGTGGTCGGTCACCGTGGCTAGGTACGTCTCGCTGGCGGACAGGGCGACGATCTGCCTCGCGTGGTCGGCGACCGTCCGCTTCGACCGGTACACCTCGCGGTACAGGTACATCCGCCCGTCGCCGTCAACCGCCCACCACTGGCAGACGAACGGGTGGACGTACCCGAAGTCGATAGACCTGATCTTGGGCCACGCTTCCCAGCCCGGCGGCATGGCCTTGACCACGTGGATGGTCGGGTCAAACTCGGGGTAGACCAGACCCTCGGCCGCGGCCCAACGCCCGTCGAGCAGCCGGGCACGGCGATGCCCGCTCAGCGACTGCAGCGTGGCGATGTACTTCTGGCCCGCCGGCGTCCAGTCGTTCTTGGCCTCGTCCCACAGCATGGGGTTGTCCTTGTGCCGCGACTCGAACACGGCCATTTGCCCGCGGTCGGCCCGCCGCTTGAGCCAGTGCGACGGTGCCGCGGGGTTGCAGTCGGCGATGATCTGGTGATACGGGCCCTTGCCGTTGCGGAGGCGCGTGGTCAACTTCTCCCAATCGTCCTCGCTCAACTCGGTGGCCTCGAACGCCGCGATCAGGTCGTACTCGGTGCTCATGATCCGGTCGGGGTTGTCAAGCCCGCCGACCACCAGCGTCGAGCCATTGTCGTAGTCGTACGCCGACCTGGTGCGTCGTGCCTGGTTGGTCAGCGTGCACCCGGCCTGCACCACCTTGCCCTCGAATGTCACTAGCACGCTCTCGGTCATCGACGCCCGCGTCTTGCGGACGATCAGCCCGCGGGTCTTGGGGTACTTGAGCAGGTACAGGTGCACCTTCTCAAGAATCGCGCGGGTCTTGCCCGTGCCCGCCGGGCCCGGCACCAGCACCTCGGGCGACTTGCTCTTCCACACGGCCAAAGCCGCGCCGAACGGTTCGTAGTCCATCACACCTCGTCGATGGGGGCCCGCTTGCCGTACATCTGGACCGCCTGCGTCGGCTTGCCGGCGTCGATCCGGGCGTTCTTCTCGGCCTCAATCTCGGCCGTCAGGTTGTCGCCGTCCATGGTCCGCAGCACGCTCGCCGCCTTGATGGCGTCGGAGTCGTCCGGGCTCGCCGTGGCGATGTCAACCAGCCGATCGACGATCTTGGGCCGCATGTGCTCAGGGATCGGCCACCGGTGCTTCAACGCACGGGCCACCATGCGGGCGTCCTCATGGGCATGGTGCGGATCAGCCAGGAGCCCGGAGTCGGTCGCCGCCGGCTCGGTCGATGCGGGCACGATGGCCCTTGATCCCACAATCGTCGGCTCGACTGTCATGACCAAACTGTATCAGCCGCCCCGCTTCTCGGCCCTGATTGCCTCGAGCAGGCCCTCGATCCGGCCCAGCCTAGAGCCGAGTTCGATCAGGGCCCCGTCGACCTTGGCCTGTGTCGCCGCCGTGGCCTCGACCGCCTTGTTCGCCAACTCGAGGGCACGGGCGGCTGTCACCCTCGCATCCCACATGACCGCCGCCACCGTCAGCAGCGTGGCGCCGCCCGCGATCCACTGGCCCGGCGTGCCCTTGCCGACGATGTGCTTGTTCGCATCGACCGTAATGGACTCGCTCATGGCTTAGCCGCCTTCTTGATGCCCAAGGACTTCTGCACCTGGTCGACCACGCGACGGGTGTACTTGTTCTGCACGCTGTTCGCCACCGACGCGAATGCTTGCCAGTCGGCGATGGTCCCCTTGCCCGCCTCGATTGTGGTGACCAGTTGCTGGGCCGCCAAGTGCTCCTTGAGCAGTTTCCAGCCGAGCACCAGGCCGACCAGCACCAGGCCCGTGATGGCGATGGCCGCGCGGTACGCGATGATCCACTGGCCCGCCACACACGCCGCAAAGATGCCAAGGCCCGTCACCACGGCGTTGATCGACCGCAGCCAGACGCCGCCCACGACGGCAAGCCCGAGGCCCGCGACGGCACCAAACGTCAGCAGCCGCGATAGCAACCCGTCCTTGGCCTCCTCAAGGTCGGCGATCCGCTTGCGGGCGTCGGCGAGGTCCGCCTCGGCCTTGGCCAGTTGCTCGGCTCCGGCGGCGATGCCGGTGCCGGTGGCTTCAAGCGTGCCTGCCACGCTGTTGAGCCGCGCGACGCCCGTGGCGATGGTTTGGGTCTCGGTTGAGAGAGCGGGTGCCGCGGCCTCGATCCTGCGGTTTGCGGTGTCGATCGTTGCCGCGGCACCCCGAACTTCCACGGCGGCGGCCTTGGTCGCCTGCGTCGCGGCCGGAAGGCCGCCACCCGACGCGGACGCTGCCGCCTTGCCCTTGCACCCACAAGCCGACGCCACCGCGAGCGCGATGGCGACGGCGGACCACAGTGTTGCTCGGTTCGTCATGCGGTCAGTGTACCGACTTTGCCCGCCTCAGTCTGGTCGCGTCCACCCGCAGCGTCTGCCCGTCGTCGAGCAGGATGGTGGCGACCAGCACAGACGGCTCTGGATGCCACGGAACGCACGCGAGCAGCGTGCCCCTCCTGACGTACTGCTTGCCGCCCATCGTCTTCCAGACGGCCTCCACGGGCTGCCCGATGGGCATGGCCTTGACCCGTGCCTTGGCCTTCGCCTCGGCCTTGCGGCGTTCGACCTGGTGCGTCCTGTCGGTGGTCTTGGTGCGGCAGGCGTCAAGGGACGGGACCCACGCCGATTCCGGGGAATGGGCGCGGATCTTGGGCACTGGTTACGTGCCTCCCAAGCGGTCGAGCCTGGTGTCCAGTTCCGTGAACAGCCACAGGGCGTCGTTGTAGCCCCGGATCACCCGGTAGACGCCGCCCGCCGCTTCCCAGCGTTCCGCCCAGTCCCGCTGCGTGGCGGTCTGGCGGCCTGTGTCGGTCTTGATTTCCATGGCTACGGGCACGCCGCGGTAGACGCCGATCAGGTCGGCCGTGCCCGCCTCGGCGCCACGGATGAGGCGGTCGGCGATGGTAAACGTGCCGGCCTGGACGCGGACGAACGCTGCCCGGTCGCCCATTTGGGTGATGGCGAGCCGCACCTGCTTCGTAACGTTGTTCTCGGCTCGGCCCATGCACCAGTGTACTGGGTCACTTGGCCTTCTTCGTCCACAACGTCACCTCTCGACGTTCGTCGCGTGTTGCTCGCCGGTGCTCGGCCTCGACCGCCCGCAGCGTCCGCACGATCGACTCGACCAGACGCGGGATGGCCGGATCGGTGATCGGTGCCAGCCGCAGCAGCACAACTTCGGATAGCGGCACGCGGTCCATGTCAGTCGGATACTGGCGGGCGGTCATGGCCTTCTTCACTTGGCCTCCTTCGCCCGCGTCAGGGCACCCGAACTGACAGTGCGGTTCAATGCCGCGCCAACTTTCGATATCGACCAATCGTCATTGATGAGGTCGATTGCCAGTTTTCCAGTACGATCCTTTGCGGCTGCGTTTGCCTCACGCCACGCCCTGACCTCCGCCGCGAGCGTGTCGCGGTCGGCTTCAAGTTGCTTGATGTATTCCTCGACCTCAAACGCTCGCCATTCGCAGTCGTCGCTCAGGCATCGCAGGAGGTACGTGATTTCCGCCGGTCGCGAGACGGGTATACCTGCCGCATCTTGATAGTCGTCGCTCACTTCTCCTCCATCGCCTTTGCCGCATCGGTGGCGGCCCGCTTGTTGATGACATCTTGCCACCCCAAAGGCTCGGTGATGATTGTTTCTGGTTCTCGGTCAAACCACTTTCGCCACGCCTCGACCTCCGCCGCGAGGGTGTCGCGGTCGGCTTCGGCCTGTGCCGCACGCTCGATCAGCCGCTGATTCTCGGCTTCAAGCCATTGCACGCGAGCAAGCAGAGCCATGGTGTCGTCGTCTGTCATTCGGCCTCCTTCGCCTTGGGTCACAACTTCCCTTTCGCATCCAAGATCGCCACGATAATCTGGTCGATGGCCCGCTCCGACATTCGGATCGGCTTGCCCGTCAGGTACGCCGTGACGTTCGCCCGGTTCATCCACGGAGCCCGCCGCCGAATGTCCTTGGGGTGCAGGCCTCTCGCCATGTCGATGATGACGGCTTGCACGGATCGCGGCGGCTCGGGCGTCTGGTTGCGTGGCATGGTATTCGATCGTATCACCATACCCGGTTGATCAGCGCGGGGTTGCCGTACCGCGTCGGCCTGGTGTCGGGCCCGGCCTTGACCAGTTCCCAGTTGCGGAGCCGCGACATGGTCGCCGTAACGCTCGATGGCGGCCAGTCGGGAAACGCACAGATCAGGTCGTCGTCGATGATGCCGTTGTCGCCGGCGTCGCACACGGCCTGCAGCAGCACCTCAAGACGTAGGCGGAATCGGTCGGACTCGGCCAGCCGCTCGGCCACGCACCGCGAGGTGATGGGCGAGTCGTGCCGGACGATCGGCGACTTGGGACGGATGGCGGCAAACCGGCGCCACGCGTCATCGATCCGGGCTTGCAACGGTCTGTCGTCGAACAGGTTTTCCTCGGTCATTGCTTTTCTCCTTCGGGCCTCAGCCCTGCTTTCACCTTCGCCACTTCCAACCGTTCCTCGGCCGACGCCCTGCCCGCCCGCACCTGCTTTTCAAGGCGTTCGATGGCCTCCAGGGCGTCGTCCATCGCCCGGTACACGTCACCGATTTGCAACAGCACGTGATGGTCCTTGCCATGCGACGTGAGCATGGCGGACAACTTGAGCGTCTCGCTGACCATGGCGGACATGGCGACGGCGACGCGGCTGGCGGCTTGGTCGTCCCAGATTGGTCCGATGAGCCGTGCTGGTTCGTGGTTGGTCATTCCGCAATCTCCAGTTCACGGCGCAGCCTGGTCAGCAGCACGGCGGCTTGCGACTTGACGCCCTTGGACTTCTTCACGGCCTTCATGTTGCTCGTGACCATGGCAAGGGTGAGCAGCGGGTGCAGGGCTACCTGCTGTGCTGCCC